TCATAATTTAAAGTTTTCCACTTTCGCCACATCTATGACTGCTTGCTTCATACGATTTACGGTACATGAGTAGTCATCTGCGTAACGCTCATAAAATTCAGTTATTCCTTTGCTTTCCAAATCATTCATTTCTTTGTTTGCATTCATCAATGCTTTTTCAATTCCAACAGAATTGGTGTTAAAGAAATCCCAAAGTAACTTCCAACTTTCTATAAATCTTTTAAGTTCTATGGTGCACACAGTGTGACCAGAACTTAATGTTGAAGAGTATTTATTGTCAGTAGGTCTATATCGAGCTGAATTCATTAATGGTCTATTATTAATAACTTCAGTTGCTTTTGACCAACCAACATTTTGAATGAACTCAAATGCTTTCACAATGTTTCCTTTATTTTGTATTCAATTTAGACATTTCAATTCTGTTCTTGTCACCATGCATCCACTTTGCATAACGCTTCATTAACATTTGTAGGCTGTGACCAAGCTGATCGGCGACGAAAACAGGGTTAATTCCATCCATTAGCAACATGGTTGCATAGGTGTGGCGGCAGTTATAAGCAGGGCGGTGACGTATGCCGCATGCTTTCATTGCATCAACAATTCTATTTCTTGGTGTTTCTTCACTAAAAAATGGTTCACGTGTTTCAGGACATATCAATAAATATTCACTGACAATGCCATGCTCTTTTTTAAACTGAATCAATTGTTGTAAAGCGGTTTTTGACCGATCATTGAGATATACATCACGGGCATTGTGGGTCTTGGTGGTATTTTTTTCTTCACCACGTACACGTGCTTTGCTGATTCGAATTGTTTCATTGAACCAGTCAATATCAGATTGCTTAGATGAATCTCTGAGTGCAAGCAATTCAGATGGTCTGCAACCAGTCCAAAATGCCAATTCATAATACCAATAATAAAGACGTTCCTCGCCTTCGAGATTTTTATCCATGTATTCAAGTAAAGCGTTCATTTCAGCGCGACTGAATGGATCGGGAATATTCACTTGGACTTTTTTATTTTCAATCCCATTCATTGGGTTGTCAGAAATAATTTTATTATTGATGGCTGTATCAAACACGCCTCGTAATGAGACTAAGCAATTATTTAAAGTTTTAGCTGACTTGAAGTCTTTAAGAATAATCAATTCACGAATATCATCATGCGTGATTTCATTAATTGGCATTAATGCCAGGTGTGGCATCCAGTGGTAATTCAATGCACTGACATAGCCTTTTTTCGTGTTGATGTCACCATCCCATTGGCGCAAGTACTTCTGCGCCACTTCTTGGAATAAAACTGAATTTTTAACAATGACACTATTATCTTCAATTTTGAAGCCACGTGCGTTAGCAATGTCGGCATCAGTTAGGATGCCCCATTTTGCTTTGTTCTTTAGATCGCCTCTAATTTTATCGGCTGCTTTAATACCTTCCGCAGTTGCTGGGTGCGGGAGTGTGATGTAGATTCTCTTTTTGTTGTGGCTGAAGTTGATCTCAATTGCACCATCTCTGATCCGCACGCCAGTTGGTAACGATTTTGCGCTTGTTCTGTCAGCCATGTGTTATAACCTTTAATTGAATAGTAAATACTTCCGTCTTGTTTTGCCCAAACTAAGTCTTGTGGCCAAGTCTTACGACGATAAGTAAGCTTTGTTTCTTCGATGCCTGTTAGTTCTGCAAATCTTGCAGCACTAACCCAATCTATTGGTGTTAATCCTAGTTCTATAAGAGCTTCAATGATTTCATTACTCATTTCGCCACCACTTCATTTATAACCAAGGTATTTGGACTAACTCGTGCATGATCTAAAGTTTGCGCATGCCAGGCATCGTATTGTTTTCTTAGTTCGGTCATATCCTCATAAGCAGGAATATAACCGTTTAACATATCACGGGCATTCTTGAGACCAATTTTTTTCAATAAATCAAAATTTTGAGTGCTCATGCTGCACCTTCCTTTTTTTGAAATTTATGTGCAATTTCTCTTTTGCAAATTAAGCATTTGTGATCTGAGCCATCAGAATAAACAGCGAATTCTGTTTTGCCATGTTTTTTACAAATACCAGTAAATCTTGAAAAATTAGCCTTGAATGCTTTGTTGCGTTCATTACGGTTATGATCTAAACGTGTATGTTCAGAAATAACAGCAGGGTGAGATTTTGAGATAAAACCTGATTTTTTCTTCCTAGCCGCGGAAACACTGCTAAACATGATTTGGCGCATAGTTTCTTGAGCATTATATTTTTCACCGTTTTTAAAACGGTTTGCATCGGCTGAATACCCGAAAGGAATTTGAACTGGCTCTTCAAGGTTTTGGCTCTTCAAAAACTCTTCAACTTGGTTGGCAAGTTCAATTGATTGCAACTTTTTTGCGAATACATCGTGATCTATATTAGTGTTCATTCATGCTCTCCAATCGTTTGTATACGAGTTGCTTGAGCGATTTCATATAGCCATTTTGATTTATCTGTTAAGTCAATAAATTCATAGTCGTATGCTGCGTCAAGAAACGCATTTGCCTGGGTGATAGCTGTACTGAAATCGTGCTGATTGGTTGCGTTACGAATAGCTTTCACAGCTGAAGAGATTTGGTTGATAGCCTTATTCTTGTAAAACCAATGATCATTTATCGCTGGCTGAGCAAAGTCATCAGCGTGTAAACGTGCATATACAGTTTTATCAAAGCTTGTCAGCTTAGTTTTAGACGAAGATTTATTCATGGTTGCCTCAAAGAAAACTTAATTTGTTTAATTAAATTAAGACAACTTAATTTTATTGTCAATATAAAAATTAAGACAAGTTAATATTTTTTGAAGTCTAAGATTTTTGAGGTACAAAAAAGCCTGCATATGCAGGCTTATTTAAAAAGAATTAAATAAATTTTTTGGGTGGAGTAAATTTTCCAACATATTTACCTTTGTAAATAAAATCTTCTTTCAATGGGATGATATTAGGATGGAAATTCTCATTTAATGCCTTCAAATGTAAGCTGTTAAATTCTCTTACTAGAGCCTTAAAAGTAGCCTCATCATCCTGACATACCGCAATCATTTCCCCATGCTGAACATTATCGAAGGGTATATCTGGATTTATACAAACAAAATCACCATCCTTAAATTCTGGTGCATTACTAATACCTTGACAGATTAAATAGAAACTATTTTTACTTGCATCAGGCGGAGCAGGTAACCACATTTCAATTTCATGAGGTGCAATGCTTTTAACATTAGTCATTGTTCCGCATTGAATGTAAGTCAAAACTGGTAACATTCTGGTTACTGGTCTGAAGTCTGATACATTCTCAATATCTTCAGTTTTCCCATACATAATAAAATCAATAGTTGTATCGAGATTTGGTGCAAGTAAAGTTAAATGTTCATGCTTGGGCGTATTAACATCATTTTCCCAATTAGATATTGAAACATCCGAAACACCTACTTTTGATGCAAGTTCTTTCAGAGTAAATTTCTTCTGTTTACGCAGCTTTTTAATTCTAGTGCCTACAGTTTCCATAAAAAGAACCTTTAATGATCGAATATATAAATTAACTTATCTTAATTCTTGACGTAGAAAGTTAAATTGGGTTTAATAAATTAAGTTATCTTAATTTTTGAGACCAACATGACATTAGATGATGCTAAAAAACTGTTGAACTGTAGATTTAATTACGAGTTGGCAGATCTTCTCGGAATTACAAACGCAGCTATTTCAGGCTGGAATGAACAGAACATTCCTGAATTACGTGAATATCAAATTCATAAAAAAGCTGCTGAGTTACAACAGGCTCAGCACATGCTTGTAAATCTACAGTTAAGTGCTCAACAAAGTAATATCTAAAATGGGAGCAAATTGGATATGAAATCATTTTTATCAAATTATGCAGCAGAGCATGCTGTGCTTCCGCTGGATGTTGCTTTATATCGTGCTTGCAAAGACAGACATGGAAGTAAGTCAGCAATAGCTGAAATATATGGATTCAATTCAATGACATTTAGCAAAGCAGTTGATGTCAATAATGATCAATTTCATTTAAAACCTGAGCAAATTGAAGCGATTGCGTCATATACAAAAGATATTCGCATTTTACAAAGCATGGCTTCGATGTATGAGAATGTTGCAATTTATCAATATCCTAATTTTGAAATTATTGGAGACTGTTCATTTCTCGCAAACATTGGCGAAGTCTCGAATAAGGTTGGTGAACTTTTTAATGGTTTAAGTGAGTCCTTAAAAGATCACATCATTACAGATGTTGAAATGGCAATGATTGAAAAGCATGCCATGGAACTGATCAGTGCGGTGGCAACGTTGAAAAATTTGGCACGTAAGAAATCTGAAAATGATCTCAAACATGAGGATCATTAAATATGGCTTTAACATTTGATCAAGTTCGAGATGCAGCAATTGGGCGTTGGCGTGATTGTATATTTCCAGCATTTGGAATTGAAGTTCCACGTAATAAAAATACACATGGTCCTTGCCCGATTTGTGGGGGTAAAGATCGTTTTAGGTTTGATGATCAACAGGGGAAAGGCACATGGATTTGTAACCAATGTGGTGCAGGTGATGGGTTTTCTTTAGTAGAAAAATCAAGTGGTTTAAAATATTCAGAAGTTCTAAAAGAAGTTGGCGCTGTATTAGGGCTTTCAGCTGAAAGTAAAGTGACTGAAGAAGATCGAAAAAAATGGCGTGAAAAATCCGAGCGTTTACAACTGGAACAAGCTCAAAAAGAAGAGAAAGAACGTGAAGCGGCAGCCAGGCGCGCAAAACGGACATGGTCATACAAATCTGTAGATCGTGATTGCCCATATTTAGAACGTAAGCAAGTCCTGAATCATGGCTGTAAAGTCAATGGAAAAGGGAATTTGGTTATTCCGCTTTTCGATATAGACGGCAAAATTTGGAATATTCAAGAAATCCATGCAGATGGACATAAGCCATATTTACCTGGTGGACGTATTAATGACTGTTTTTTTCTGATTGGTCAAATTACGGCACAAAATCAGATTATTTGTTTTGTAGAGGGCTATGCCACAGGTGCAAGCGTTTTTGAAGCAACAGGGCGCGCTACAGTCGTAACATTTCAGTCGAGTAATATCGACAAAGTCGCTAAACAATTCAGAAAGAAATATCCAAGTGCTCAGTTTGTATTTTGTGCTGATGACGACAGTCATTCAAATCCTCCAGATGCGGGGTTGAAAGCCGCTAATAAAGCTTTGGCTGCGACTGGCGGTATTGTGATTTTACCCAAATTTGAAACAGTGGAGTCAGTATGAGTGACGAAGAAATTATTGAGCAGCCAACAGCAACATCAAAGCCACCATCTGATTTCAATGACTTGCATGTGCTACGCGGGCTTGAAGCGGTGCGCGAGCAGATTGAGAGCGGAATTTCATCTCAACTTTCTGCTTTTGCTGTTTCCCCACACCCCTTAGATTCAGCCGACCAAACTTTGGGGCAATTGTCAGAAAATGTCCAAGTTATCGAGAGTTTCGATAATGGTTTTCAACTCGATTTTGCACCACCAATGAATGATCCTACTCAGAATAGTCAGCAAACAACAATTGGTGAAGGAGATTTTAGGGTTCTTGACCCAAATAGTCCTGAAGCTAAACTAAAAAATGCATTGGATAGATATGCTGTGATTGCATGTAGTAATGATGCATTTGATTTAAAAACAAATCATAAATTTAAGATTTCTTCTCTTAAACATACATTGAGTAGCATCTTTAAAGTTTGGTATGCCCATGATGACCGCAAAACGCTTGAAAAAGATGAAGTTGAAAAATTATTAATTGAAGATGCTGGGCATGTTGCCCCTAATATGAGTAAAAATTGTATTTTGCTCAAAGGTGAAACATTTTTATATGACAAGTCGTTGAATCGAGTGGTGTCTTGGTCGGCTTCTCAGCTTATGTATCCGAATGAATATAAAAAATGGATTGAAAGTCCGACTCGAAGTGAAATTGATTATGAAAAACTGATCTTTGATCCGACGCGAAAAATTGACATTGACCCAAATTACATCAACACATTTGAGGGGTATGCAGTCAAAGGTTTGCTGGATCAAGACGGGAATCCGTATGAATTTTCAGATTTGCGGTCACGATGTGCAGGAATATTGAAAATGATTTGGTGTTTGTGTAATGGAGATCTTGATATTGAAAAATGGTTAATTCAATGGCTTGCATTTCCGCTTCAAAACGAAGGGCAAAAGGCACATAGTGCGGTACTGATGGCTAGTCATATTCAAGGATCAGGTAAAACGACATTATTTGAAAAGGTCATGGGCGGAATTTATGGAAAATATCATCGGGTGATTACATCGCAAGAGTTAGAGAGTCCACAATTTAATGGGTGGTTAAATAATGCAGCTTTTATTTTTGGTGAAGAAATTGCAACAAACGCGACCAAATACAACGTTACGCCTTATCTAAATGCCTTGATTACGGCTAAAAGTGTAACGATTAATGAGAAGCAACGTCCTCAGAAACAGGTTCCTGCTTATTTTAATATGGCATTTGCTTCAAATGAGAATATCCCTTTTCCTTTACACGGTGAGGCTCGCCGATGGTTTGTGATTGCACCTGCGAATAAATTGGATGAAAAGTTAAGTGAACAAGTATATAGCGAAATAGCATCAGATGGATTGGATGCATTTTATACATACTTAATGACCTACTCACTAGATGGTTTTAAGCATGATAAGCCACCGATCACGGAAGCAAAAAAAGCGTTAATGAATGCAAGTAAGCGGTCTATTGAAGTTTTTATTGATGAATGGGTTGCTGGAGAAACCAAATATAAGTATGTGAATTGTAAAGCACGACAGTTGTACGATTCATACAAAGAATGGGCATCATCGACACTTGAGCACAAATATTCATATCGAAAATTTACTGAAGATATGAAGAAAATTAACGGGATAAAATTGCTTGAAAAACAGCGTTGGAGATATGGTCGTGAGGAAGAGCAATCACTAATCGTGTGCGTAAATGAATGCCCTGCTGGCGAAAATGCAATGGACTGGTACGGCATTGGTGTGAATGAATTTGAAAAAGGAGTTCCAAATGTTCTTACCGCATGATAAATTAAATACTGCTGATTTTTTCAGTAAAACAATAGCTTGTACGCTATTAGATGTGAACGATGGGAATGACAAAAATCCTCGTTCACACGTTCGTTCACACGGTAATGCACTGATTAATAATAGTAAAAATGTGCAATGTGAACGAGTGAATAAATTTTCGCGCGCATACGTGAGAATTTATTTTCCTTCCCACTATTTTATATCTACTTCTATTTCACCCCTTATTTCTGTTTTTTTTCTTCGCGTGCGCTTATATTTTATTGTTCACTCATTCACATTTAATAAAATTAAATATAAAAACAATAGCTTACCATGTGAACGACTTTTAAATTTTATTCCCACATTATTCACACGTTCACACGGAGTTTGAATTATGGAAAAGTTTTTACGGTTATTAAATCCAAAAACAATTAATTATGAAGCAGATCGGATTGATGGAGGTGTACAACAACTAACTGCACAAGATGTATTACTTGCAATGAGCTATGCGAAACTATCTCAACTTCAAGATAACTTGATTCGTTTAAAATATTTTGGTGCAAACACAAATCAAAATGTTGAAAAATTCAGCAAAATCTTGATCTCAAAATATCGTCAAAGATTTCTTGATGCTGATTTAGATATTGAATATCAATATGCTGTTGTTCTTGTTGCTTTGACTGAATTCTGTTTGGTACCTGCGAATTACACTTCAACTGAAAGAAATCGAGGAATAATTTGTGGTTGGAGTAGAACAGTCGTTCGTAATCATTTGAATCACCATATTGCATTTGTACTTGTAGACTTGAAAGAGCAATTGGCTGAAGGAGAGGACAAGATTATTTTTCAGATTTATAAAATTAAGTAAACTTTGTAATTGACAGAAAACCAAATTTAAGTTAATTTTTACCACAATCGATAACTGTATTTAGTGCTGTAGTTGAAACACTGAGGCTTATCTTAGCTAACCATCTGAAAAGATGGTTTTTTTATGCCTGTATGTTTGTGTGAACCGTGCAAACATACAGGTTTTTTTAATTGTGGATAATCATTTGATAGGTGAATTCATATGTCTTCCAAAAAAAAGCGGGAGGATTTCTGGGAGCAACATGAACAAAATGTTGAGCTACAACAACGTGCTAAAGAGAAAATTCAAACTGATAAGAGCAAGCTTTGGAAAAAAGCATGTTCAGAATATTTGCTTGTAAATCCTGTTTGCCAAGATTGTGCCAAACGTAAATATAAAAACATTGCAGAACATGTTGCGCATATTCAGTCACCTGGGACCAGCCAAGTATTATTTTGGGATATTAATAATTGGCAAGCTTTATGTGACAGTTGCTATCAACGAGTGCAGGGCAATACTGAATTAAATATATTAAATCCAATTCCAAAGGCGGTGCTTGAGACACTGTATACGGTGAGGTGATGACACAACGATTAGCAAAGCTGGGTAACTCGCTGCCATCCTTAAAAAGTAATCAGGCGACCTTGCCCAAACAAGAAAACTATGGGCAAGGTCGTGGTGGTAGACCTTGGCGCAGAATTAAACAACAGGTTCATGAGCGTGATCAATGGATATGTTGCCGTTGTGGTCGCATTACGATGGATCTTGAGTGTGATCACATTGTGAATAAGGCGCAAGGTGGTACTGATAATTTAGATAATCTTCAGTCACTTTGCAAAGTTTGTCATGACGAAAAGTCAGCTGAAGAAAGCAAAGCAGGGATGATGACACGATGACATTTGAAGAGTGGTTTGAAAGTCAATATTTCTACACAAATATGCGCTACAAACATGGTGATGCATTGTTCTTGAAAGATGGTGACATCTATCGATTGCTTGCTGTACAGATGGTTTATATGGCTTGGAAGTATGAAGGTTAAAAGGGTGTTTAAACAATGTCAATAAATGTTAAAGAGATTCATCAAAAGCAAATCAACGCACATCTAAGTGATGCTGAAACAAAACAGGCAATCTTAGAGTATGTATTAAGGCAACATGATGTTGGTAATGCTGAATATAAACATCGAACTTATATAACCAGTAACCAGCGATCAACAGGAATTGACTATGAAGGTCGCTGTGAAATCACAATAGAATTGAATCAAACATAATGCAAACATATCCCAGTTGGTAACAGCTGGGAATTTTAATTCGTGGAACATATAAAAATATCTATTTTATTAGTATTTTCGTGGAACATTTTAATAAAATAGATATTGCACCAAAATGGTGCATTAAAAAGCTCGGTAGGGGGGTATCAAAAAATTTTTAAGGTACTATCAGCGGACACCGCCCCCTCTCTCATTTATAAAAAAAATCTCATTTGAGGAAAAAGTAAATAAACTTTTTTGAAAATCAGATAAATATCTTAAATTTTTGACGTTTTGAGGTGAATATGGCTTTAACTGAAAAGATGAAAGCTTTTGCCCAGGCGAAAATGCAGGGCAAGTCAAATAAGGAAGCAGCTGAATTGGCTGGCTATTCAAAAGGGTCAGCGGCTAGTCGAGGAAGTCAATTAGCTGAGAATCCTGACGTAGTTGCATATCTGGCGAGCTTAAATTTAAGGGGGGCTGGGGGAGTAGAGCATTTGCCTTTAGGTGAAGCAGCAATTCAAGCTGAAACTAAAGACATGGAGAGTGTAAACAGTTCTCTAGAGTATTTGCAATATGTTTATAAAAACCCCCGTATAGACCGTAAAACTAGAATTGAAGCAGCCAAAGCAGCGCTGCCATATGAAACAGGTAAAATTGCAGAAAAAGGTAAGAAAGAGCAAAAGGAAAACGATGCTCAAGAAGCTGCGAAAGCAGGTAAGTTTGCAACGTTAGAGAATCAGTTGAGAAATTAAATGAGCGCAATGCCACCAGTTTGGACAACAGCATGCCCAGACTGGGCATTGAGAATTGTTGAAAAGCGTAGTTTGTTGCCATGTGAGCCATTATTTCCTCATGTTGCTGATATTGCTGAACGGATTTTTAAAGATTTAATTCTAGTTGATGTGATGGGTAGCCCAAAAATGGGTGATGTCACATTAGATTGGGTGCTTGGGTTTGTTCGCGTGATTTTTGGCGCTTATGATCCTGTACTTAAAAAGCGTTTGATTCGTGAATTTTTCTTACTCATTTCAAAGAAAAATACGAAATCAACGATTGCGGCAGGCATCATGTTGACGGCTTTGTTGCTGAATTCTCGAAATTCTGCCGAGCTGATTATTATTGCTCCGACAAAGGAAGTTGCAGATAACTCATTTAATCCGATCCGTGACTTCATTCGTGAAGATGAAGAGCTGCGTGGCATGATGAATGTGTCTGAACATACAAAAACGGTCACGCATCTTGGTACTCATGCTGTTCTTAAGGTCGTTGCAGCAGATAGTGATGCATCGGCAGGTAAAAAAGCGTCATGGATTTTGTTTGATGAGGTTTGGATTTTTGGTAAACGACCAAAAGCAGCATCAATGTTTCGTGAAGCAAAAGGTGGTCTAGTTAGTAGACCTGAAGGTTGTGTAATTTATCTTTCAACAATGTCAGATGAACAGCCACAGGGTGTATTTAAACAATTACTAGACTATAGCCGTGATGTGCGAGATGGAACGAAAATTGATCCTACATTCTTGCCATTGTTGTTTGAGTTCCCTAAAGAATATTTAGAAAATGATCTGCATTTGTTGCCTGAGAATTTTTATATTACTAATCCAAATCTAGGGGCTTCTGTTGATCTTGATTATCTAGTAACTGAGTTTCAAAAAGCGGTTGATGCGGGTGAAACTGAAAAGCGCGACTTTCTCGCTAAGCATTTGAATGTAGAAATTGGCATGATGCTCCGTGCTAATCGGTGGTCAGGTGCTGATTTCTGGCAGATGGCAGAATATAAAGATCGGTTAAATATTGAAAAATTAATTGATCTGTGTGACGTCATTGTTGGTGGTTTGGATGGTGGTGGGTTGGATGATTTGTTCGGTATGGCGTTGATCGGACGTGACAAAAAAGATTCATCGATTTGGTATGGCTGGAATCGAGCTTGGGTGCATCCGATTGCTTTAGAGCGACGTAAAGAAATTGCCCCCGCCTTGGAAGATTTTTCACGGCAGGGTGATTTAGTTATTGTCGAGAAAATTGGTGACGACGTTAAACAGGCTGGAGAGATTCTCAAAAAAATATATGATGCTGGGAAGTTTCCTGAAAAGTTTGCTATAGGCTTGGATAAAGAAGGGATGCCATCATTACAAGATGGTTTATTGGAGTCAGGTATTCCTTTTGAATTATTGATTGGTATTCAGCAGGGATGGAAGTTGTCTGCACCAACAATAACGCTTGAGCGGAAAATAGCTGAAGGAAAATTCTTACATGCAGGTCAACCGATGATGAGTTGGGTTGTAGGTAATGTGCGTTGTAAAGTCAGTGGAAATAATTTACTGGTGACAAAGCAAGAAAGTGGTAAAGCTAAAATAGATCCATTTATTGCAAGTTTAAATGCCACGGCTTTGATGTCCTTAAATCCAGAACCGCCTGCGCAAAGTTATGGAGTGTATTTTTTATGACACGAAATGAAAGAATAAAGTTGGAGATGATTCATCTTCGACATGAAATTTCCCATTTGGGAGCCTGTACAACATCAGGCAAAACAGAACAAGAGGTCGCTCACATTGATGAGCGATTTTTTTTGGCTTGTGAAAAGTTGGATTCACTCAAAGCAGGCTTGAAGCGTAGTAAAAATTAGGAGTTATTCATTAATGAATCATGCATATAGCCTGCTCTCAATTAAGTCACTTGATGAAGAGAATGGGATTGTTTATGGCATAGCAACAACCCCAGTGACTGATCGAGTTGATGACATTGTTGAGCCTCATGGCGCTAAGTTCACTTTACCGATTCCATTCCTATGGCAACACAACGATCAAAAACCTGTTGGCAATGTGGTTAAAGCTGATGTTCAGGATGACGGCATTCACGTAGAAATTCAGATGGTAATGGCGGACCAAGTTAAATCTGTTGAGCTGAAAGAACGGCTTCAGTTGGCATGGGACAGCATCAAAACTGGATTAGTTCGTGGTATGTCCATTCGTTTACGAGGCTTAAAAATCGCTGATATTCAACAATCATGGGGTATCCATTTCATTGAATGGGAATGGCTCGAATTATCAGCTGTGACAATACCAGCAAATCAGGAAGCAACAATTACTGGCATAAAGTCATTCTGCCAAAGTAATCAGCAAAACCAAACTACACCCCAGCATGAAGAAAAATCGGTGCCATGTGTAGCGCCTAAATCTGTTCAGCCTGAGTCAAAACACATTGTTGTGAAGTTGGCTGAAAACTCAAACAAAACTGGAGTAATACTCGTATGAAATTAGCTGAACAAATTGCTAAATTAAAAGCCAATATCAAATCACATCAAGATCAGATTGTTGTGAAATCAGGTGCATCAATTTCAAAGGGTGTGACACCTGATGAAGGTGTTGAGGCAGAAATTAAGCAGCTTCAAGATGAAATTGATATAATGCAAAAAAATCTTTCGCGTCTAGAAAATATTGAAAAGTCACAAGCGGCTTGGAATGAAACCACAGTACCTGTTGCAGGACAAAATCGACAAGAAGGTCTTGATTCAAATCAAGGCAAAACAGTTGTAGAAACTGAAAGTAATTTACCTAAAGGTATCGGTTTTGCAATGATGGTCAAATCAATGGCAGTTGCTGCGCACAGTAAGGGTGCTGTGAATGCGATTCAAGTTCTTGATTCTTGGCAAGCTCCAGAAGTCGTTAAAAAAGCAGTAAGTCAAAAAGCATTGATCGGTACAACAACCAATGCAGATTTTGGTGCGGCATTGGTAGATTTTCAAAATCTAACAGGCGAATTTATTGAACTATTACGTGGTCAAACCGCTGTTGATAAGCTTGCGCCTCGTATGCGCGAAGTACCATTTAATGTGAAAATGCCTGCTCAAACGGGAGCTGTGAGTGTTGGTTGGGTAGGGGAAACAAAACGTAAGCCAACAACGAATCCAACATTTGGTTCTGTGAATTTAACAAAATCTAAAGTGGCTGGTATTGTTTTGTTATCAGAAGAGTTAATGCGCTTTTCATCACCAAAAGCAGATCGTATCATTTTGGAAGATTTTGTTAAATCTACAGCAGAATTTATTGATAATGATTTCTTTGATCCGGAAAAAGCTGAAACTGAGGACAGTCCTGCTTCTGTTTTGGCGGGGTCAACTAAAATTGATAGCTCTGGTACAACAGCAGTTGCAATTGAAGCTGACTTAGAAAAAGTAATTAAAGTACTTACAGATAATAATATTCCCCTTGAAGGTGCATATTGGGTAATGTCTGCAAGTCGTGCTGCGAATCTAAGTAACATGCGTGATGCAATCGGGCGTAAGTATTTTGATGGTATGAACCTTAAAGGTGAAAAGGAATTGATGACCTTACCTGTGGAAATTTCAGCAGGTGTAACTGACAAAATCGTTCTAGTTGTACCAGGTGAAATTTTGCTTGCTGATGATGGTGGCATGGATTTTGCCATCAGTACTGAAGCAACCATTAATATGGGGACTGATGCAGCTCCAGATTGGGTTAATTTATTTGAACGTAATCTTATGGCAATTCGCGCTGAACGTTTTATACGTTGGAAGAAACGTCGAGTTCATGCTGCTGCATATTTGCAATTTGCATAAAAATTAACTTTAAAAAAGCCTCTATTTAGAGGCTTTTTGCATTTATAGGAATATTGAAATGCCAAAAGTTAAATATTTAAAAGACTTATGTTCAGGTCGTGCAGGTTCTGTACATGATTTGCAGGAATATGAAGCAAATATATTGATTACGCTCGGTGTCGCGAAGCTGTTAAGCGATAAAGTTAAAAAGAATGCTTCAAAACCACCAAATTTACTTAAAAATTTAAATGGTACACCTGTCGTAAATGATTTTGGTGAGCTGGTTGAAGCTGCGGAAAGTGCTGAAAATCCTATTGATAATGGGAAAAAATCTGCACAAAAAGGTGAATAAATGGGATTATTGAGCAAAATATTTCGCAAAAAGTCCATGTCACCTGTAAATGGTGGTGGCTGGCGTAGTGTGTATGAATCATTTATGGGGGCTTGGCAACGAAATATTGAGCTTAAACGAGAAGATTTACTGCTATTTCATGCCGTATTTGCTTGTATTTCTGCCATTTCAAAGGATATTGGTAAACTCCCATTGGAGTTGCGAAAAAAAGAAAATGGGATTTGGGTTAAAACTAAAGATAAGAAATTACCTTTTTTTGAAAAGCCGAACCCATTTCAAACTATGCAGCAATTTATTGAATATTGGATAATTTCAAAGGTTACACGTGGCAATACTTATGTGTTTAAGCGTCGTGATGCATTTGGGAATGTCATTCATTTGGTGGTGTTAAATCCTGATAATGTCAGACCATTGGTCGATGAACAAGGTAATGTATTTTACAGTATTGGTATAGATCGCCTAGCAGGTCAATTGGAAACAGTGATTTTACCTGCTTCAGAAATTATTCACGATCGTGAAAATTGTCTTTACCATCCATTGGTGGGAATTAGTCGAATACAAGCGGCAAGTATGGCTGCGGTTCAAGGTTCTGAAATCCAAAAATATGGTTCTAGTTTCTTTCACAATATGGGGCGTCCGAGTGGGATTTTGGTCGCACCTGGTAAGATCGATCCAGATGAAGCTAAAGATATTCAAGACCGCTGGAACGAAAATTACTCTGGGAATAATGTAGGAAAAACCGCTGTTGTAGGTGGAGATATGAAGTATATCGCCATGTCTATTCCTGCCTCTGATGCTCAGATGATTGAGCAGCATAAGTGGTCTGCTGAAATCTGTTGTTCTGTAATGGGCGTGCCACCATTTAAAGTCCACATTGGGTCTCTGCCTGCAGGAACAAACCCTGAAGATATGGAAAGAATCTATCTTAATAGTTGCCTACAGTCTTTGATTGAATCTGTTGAAAACTGTTTGGATGATAGCTTTGATTTAAAAGCAAAAGGTTATGAAGTTTTTATTGAAGTTTCAGGTTTATTGCGAATGGATTCAATGTCACAAATGAATTTTTATTCTGTTGGCGTTAAGGGTGGCATTATTTCCCCAAATGAGGCTCGTAATCAGTTTAATTATAGTCCTGTTGCTGGTGGTGATTCTGTTTATATGCAACAGCAAAACTTTTCACTCGAAGCATTGTCTAAACGTGATGCTAAGGATGATCCATTTGCTGGAAATTCTGGAAAATCTACGGGGGAAAATAACAATGCTGACAGTTAATGATGTTGCTCGACATTTAAGGTATGACGAAGGTTTTGATCAAGAAGATTTACAAATGCTACTTGATACATCAGAGCAGGCTGTAAAGGATCATGTGAAAACCAAGTTTGATGCTGAAAATAAAGTACAACAGAGAGCAATTCTTTTGTTGTGTGGTTATTACGACAATTACCGTGGTATTGAAAAAGAAATGCCATCCAATGGCAATTTCTTACCTGAGCCAGTATTGGCTTTGCTTAATCCGTATTACACACCTTTGGTGTTGTAATTTACTTATGAGGCATATCAAAAATGACCTGTTTAGGATGTGAGAAAAGACGTGAATGGATCAGCGAACAACTCGAAGCAGCAAAAAAATCTTGGCGAATGCTCGTGCAACGAAACAGTCCTCAAGTTGCTGGAAGCAATGACAGCACAGAATCAAGTGATAGCCACACAAAATCAAGTGATGAGCACACAGAATCAACAGCTGATTTCAATCGTGGATCAGAACAGTCAATTGATGAATCAAGTTCAAAGTCTGATTGAGTTGATTGGCGAAGAAGAGCAAGAGCAGGAACCTAAACCACAATTTCGGGATGATTAGTCCATGCAAGCTGGAAAATTACGCCATAGAATCACGATTCAAAAACTTGTTTCAGGTGGTCGTGATGAAGCTGGTATGCAAACAGGTGATGTTTGGGAAGACTTCATAACAGTATGGTCAAACGTGTCTGATTTATCTACCCGAGATATTATTGCGGATCGTGCCGTGCAGGGCACAATGCAAGCTCGAGCGCTTATACGTTATTCCTCAAAATCTGCTCAAATTGATACAACAATGCGAGTGAAGTTTGATGGTAAATTATACCGTATAGATGGTGCTCCAAAACATGACTTAGAAAGCCGTCGTGAATATCTCACTTTGAATTTAGCTGAAGGGTTAAAAGAATGGGGGTGATTGATGGCAGAACAATATATTCACGGTTTGGATGAAGTCGAAGCCAAGTTAGAGCTTTTATCTAATGGTAAGGCTGCTAAACGTGCAGCCACTCGATCTGCTCGAAAAGTTATGGCGGTTGTTAGAGCAGCTGCAATTGCTCAAGCAAAACAATTGGATGATTTGGAAAGTCCAGAACGGATTTGGAAAAATATTGTTGTGAAAGCTGGGAGAATTTCTGGCAATGACGTTATGATGAAAGTCGGCATTCGTGGTGGTGCAAAGTCTTATGTGAAATCTAAAGATAATGTACGAAAAGGATTAGCAGGTAAAAAATATAAAACTGATGGGGATAAACAAAACCCTGGTGGAGATACTTTTTATTGGCGATTTCTGGAATTCGGCACTCAGAATATGATTGCTCGTCCATTTATGCGTCCATCATTGCAAAACAATGTAAATACCATTACCAACAATTTTGCGGGCATTTTTAGCACTGAAATCGATAAGGAGTTGGCTAAGTTATGATTCCTATTTTTAATGTGCTGAGTGTAGAAAATACCCTTGTAGCTGATCGAATTTATCGTGATCTTGCGCCCGAGGAAGTTACTTATCCTTATGTCACATGGTTTTTGACAGGTGGCGAAGCGTTAAACGATAAAGATGAACCATCAACAGTGGACCGCATTTATTTTCAAGTCAATTGTTATGGTAAGTCAGAAAGCGAAGCATATAAGGCTTATGTTGCTGTCCGTTCAATCTTGAAAAAGCACTGTAATATTTCTGGTTTCTTAAATACAGGCATTCCGCCTCAAGGCTCCAGTTCAATGAGTTTTGAGGCGGTTTGGCTCATCGATTCTGATTAAATTTAAAATTTTTCTAGGCAGTCTTTAAGGCTGCTTTTTTTATGCCTGAAAATAATTGAGGAGTAGCTACTCATGGCACGTATTAAATCGCAAGGCACTAAAATTTATGCCTTGGTTGGCGCAGCAATTGTACGTTTCAGTTGTTATAAAGATGTGGATTTGGGTCAAGACTCAACTTCTAAAATTGATGTGACTTGTCGTGATGCTGATGAAAAGTCTTATGAAAAGGGGGTAACTGATCCAGGTGAGGGAAGTTTAACTGTTCAGTTGGATGATGAAAATGCATCACATGCCAATATTTTAGAACTTGCTGAATCAGGGCAAGAGTTGAAATGGTTTGTGGGTGATAAAGGTGATGGGGCAGAACCGACTGTTACAGCGGGTACTGGTGTGGTGACATTGCCGAAAACGCGCAACTGGGTGACCTTTACAGGCTACTTAAACAAAGCTGCTCCGACAATGGCAGATAATGATGTTTGGACCTATGCATTTCCATTGGTTCGCACAAGTTCGGTCACTACAATTTTGCGTGACACTACCCCTTAATTCATAGCCCCAATTTTGGGGCTAATTTTTTTCGAGTATAAAATGGCTATAGTAGATTTTAAAAAAGCGAAAAAGATCACCAAAGCGGGTGCTCCAGTCGAGCACACACTCAAATGGTCGGTTATTGTGACTGAGCAAAATATTCTTGATCTGATTGATTTAACCCAAAATTCTAAGTTAAAAGTTGATGAGCAGGTTGATCTTGAAGGTCAGGTATTCATCAAGCGTTTGAGTTTTAAAGCGGGTCGTGATGTCGCCAAAGCGTATGAGTGGGACATCAATTATGACGACATTGAAAAGTCAGAATTGAAGTCTGTTGATTCGGATCGTTTACAAGCTTCTCAATTGATTGGCTGTGTTTGTGTAGATGCAAAAGGTTCCGCATTTTTTGAATCGGTTCAAGATGTTTATGACTCTGATCCAGCATTTATCGCAGCACTTTATAAGCTTGCCGATGATATTAACAACTTTATGGGAAAGTCTCGGACGAAGAACTCGACCAGTGGGAACTCCTCTGCGAGCTTGTCCTCAACGGAGTCGGTGGACGAACCCTTGAGGAAGCAGCCGAAAAAATAAGTTTAAAAGAAATTGCGATTTGGCGAGCTTATCGGCAACGTCGAGGAAGCTTCAATATTGGTCGTCGTGTCGAGCAGGCAATAGGTGATCTAATGGCGTTCTATCGCAATGGCAAGGTTGAGGCAAAAGATCGTATTAATCCGATTATGCTTATGCCACATGAGGATCAGCCTGAAGAGGTCGAAGTTGATTTATTTGAAGCATTATTTGCAATTGCGCAATAAATATTAATTTTAGTTAGATTTTATAATTAAAATTAAGTAAACTTTGATTTCGCATAGGTGAATTGACATTGTGATAAATCCAAGCTACTTTAAAAATGCATCAGCAAAATCTGGTGTTTGGGTTGGACTCCAATTTTGTCAACAGGTCAATATGACCGCTTTTGCGGTTTTTTATTGCCTATAGCTTTCTGCATTCGCAGATAAGCACCTGCTATGGTGGGTTAGGTGGGAGCATCGAAAGATGCGCCAGACCCTGTTGACTGGTAAGTCCAATCCTGCTTAATCCGCCACCCAAATTGCTTGGACTCAGTTTTGGTGGTGAACGTTCCTATATCAACAGGAGTATTCACTATGAGTACACAAATTTCTGCATCTAAAAACCAAATTATTCGTTTCAAAAACAATCCAGTAATTACAACAGTGCAGTTAGCAAAATTTTATAATGTCACACAAAAACATATCCATGATAATTTTAGAAATAATTCAAATCGCTTTGTTGAGGGTAAGCATTATTTCAAATTAGTTGGAGATGACTTAAAGCAATTTAAGAACTGCCCCGATTTAATCGGGTTAGTCCAAAAAAACACAAGATCATTAATCTTATGGACTGAGCGTGGTGCAGCACGGCATGCAAAAATGTTAGACACGGATCATGCATGGGAAGTATTTGAACAGCTTGAGGACAGTTATTTTCATCAAGCGACTAAGACACTGCCTCAATCTCAACAATTTACACCAAATCAAAATATGATGTACTTGCCTAAAGCAGAGGGTAAGTATTTTATTGAAAATAAAAAAGATGGCACCTTGATTGTGCGTGATGCCAATAATGTGACTGCGATTCGTCGAAGAGATTTGGACGTAGTTAAGCATGACTGTCAGACCATCCGTCAAGAGCTAGAACTTTTTTTGCGTCAATTGGACAAGATGGAAAAGTCTTTGGAGCTTGATGGTGAGTTATTGCCTTTGCTTGGTCAGCTGAGTTGGCGAGGAATTTGATTCATAATGATTTTGAAGCCAGTCAATTGACTGGCTTTTTTATTATCGTGTTGTTAGTCTCTTTGAAAAAGGAGATAAACTATGTGGTTTATTTATATATTGATAGCGATTCTAATTTTAGTAATTACCATTTTTTATTTGATTATTAAAGATAATAAACCTAATGAAGATGATAATTTAAAGTATTTAAAAACATTGCAAAGAAGACCTAATGATATTTTAGATACTGATCAGACCTTGAGCATATCAGGTGTGAATTCTGAACTTAAATCTAAAAGTTCTATGATGAACAAACAAGCATTCAATAATAAATATATTCTTTTATACGATTGTGCATATGACTTTGAGGAATATCCATTTGAAATTGTTGGAGAAGCATCATATCAAAGTAATATAAAAAGATTTGCTGATCTTCAAAATGGTAAGAGCTGTTTTACGGAGATAAAAGCTTCAATTACAAGAGAGCCAAATAATAGTTTTGATAAAAATGCCTGTAGAGTGGATATAGATGGATATACTATTGGTTATTTCTCAAGAAACGATGCATTAAGCTGGGTTCGTTTATTGAAAAAACTTAATATTTCTGATGATGATCACGTGCAGGTTGATGCTGTGATCGTTGGTGGTGGAAGTGATGAATATAAACTTGGAGTAAGACTAAATATTCCAACTAGAATCGCAAATTCATATAAATACATTGAAGAGGCTTAGTCGTGAAGAATACCGTAATTTTAATTTTTTTAATTGCATTAATTGGTTGTACTAAGTCTGAACAAGAAAAGTTAAATGATGAGAAAAAATCATTGGATATTAAAGTTCAAAATATAGTCAGGGATAATTTAAAAGATGGAGATTCTGCAAAATTCCAGAATCAAATTAATCTTTGTGGTGAGGTTAACGCAAAAAATAGTTTTGGAGCTTATACAGGTTACCAAAGGTATATTGTAACTTCTGATAAAATTTATTTTGAAAATGAATTCAATTCGGACACAACATCCATAAATGCATTTAATCAAGTTTGGGATGCAGAATGTAAAAATTGAATATACTTTATCTTAAACCGCCAAATGGCGGTTTTTTTATTGTCTAAAGGAAAGTCATTATGGCAACAGCATCACTTGGGCGCTTGACACTAGATCTTGTTGCCAGAATTTCAGGTTATACAGAACCATTGAGTCGTGCAGAACGTGAAACTCGTCGATCCACTAGAGCAATAGCTGAATCATTTGATCTTGCGAGTCTTGCTGTAAAAGGCTTTGGTGTGGTGATGGGTAGCTTGTCTGTAGCAGGGGTGATTGCATATAGCGAAAAAGTCATCACTGCTGGGAATGATATTCAGAAATTTTCAAAACTTGCCAATGCTTCAACTGCGCAATTGCAATATTACGCCAAAGGCGCTGAAACGGCAGGCATATCATTAGAGTCTTTTGCGGACAAAATGAAAGATATGCAGGATCGGATCGGAGACTTTCAGCAAACAGGCGGTGGACCACTTGCAGACTTCTTTAACAATATTGCTCCACGAGTAGGCGTAACGATTCAACAATTTCAAAAATTATCAGGTCCTGAAGCTTTACAGCTTTTTTATAACTCGTTGGAGAAAGCTGGCGCATCTACCAATGATATGAAGTTTTATATGGAGCAGATCATATCTGACTCATCATTACTTATTCCATTGTTGGAGAAAAATGGACAAGGCTTTAAGTTTTGGGGAGATGCTGCACAGAAAGCTGGTGCAATCATGTCCGATGAGATGGTTAAAAGTTTAGCTGATGCAAAAACTAACTTACAGCTTATGGATTTACAGTGGCAGGGACTACAAGCAACATTAGTCAATCAAGTCGTACCTGTAGTTGAATTAGTTGTTGAGAATTGGGATAAAATTGAAGCAGGTGCAATTGCATTAAGTGCTGTAATTGGAACTCGGCTGGCATTGGCATTCGTTATTGCTGGGGGGCAAGCTGCGGCAAGTTTAATACAATATACAAGGTATCAAATCGCTTTAGCTCGTATGGCGGGTGAAACAATAACCTTGACCACAGTTACCCGAGGTTTGGGCGGTGCAATGTTAAGCCTAGTTGGTGGTCCATTGGGATTGATTGCTTTGGGTGTGCAGGTTGCCATCGCAGGTGGAACGTATTATGCGATGACACGTAAAACTCAAGATGCAACTGAAGCATTTGATATGCAGGGCAAATCAATTGCTGAGCTTACTGCTCACTATAATAGCTTAGATGTTGCCCAGAAACGTGCTTTTGCTTATAAGGCTGCAAAGGATCTGCAAGCGGAAGCTGAAGCCTATGAAAATGCAAAAAATCAAGTTGCAGGCTATGCCAGTGGTTTGGCTGAAACTGTTTTAAAGTCGGGTGAATCAGCGGATAAAATTAGAGAATGGCGTAAAGAATTCCTATTGGGAGGGATTAGTGCTGAAGAGTTATCTAGGCGGATCGGCTCATTATCTGATGTAAGTGATGTTTATAATGCTCACATGGTTGATTATGTCAAGGTGGCTGTATCGGCAAAATCGAAAATGGAAGCACAAAAAAATGTTGTTGAATCACTAAAGTCTTCAAATGATTCTTTAAATAAGTCTCAAAAAGATCAAACTAGTATCCTTGTCGAAAATGCAAAAGCTTGGATGAATTTAACTCAAAAGCAACGTGAATATATTACTCAAGTGAATACTGATCTTTTACGTGAGAAGTATATTTCGGACTTGGTTAGCCGTGGCTTTACGCCAGAAAAAGCCAATGCCTTTGCTGATGCGCAAGCCAATACCAATGAGGGTTTTGCATATAAAAAGCCACTTCCTCAAGCTGTTATAGATGCTACTTTAAAGAGTTTTAATCATAAGAATTTTGAATTTAGTTCAAATGATCGAAATAAAATTGCTGGAGCAGTTTCATTTGTAACAGCGCATAGTCTTGAAAATTTGGCTAAAGCTAAAGGATTGCCAGCTAATTTGCTGACTGGACTAATTGCCCAAGAATCGGGTGGTAAAAACTTAACAAGCCCAACAGGTGCAACAGGTGAGTTTCAAACAACAGCTATTTTTAGGAAACAGCATGCTGCGACACTAAAGGCTGGAAATTACTCCCACACCGCTTATGCTCAGGCAGCTAGTGATGAACTATTAACAGCTTATAAGGAGTTTGGAAATTGGGTTGATGCTTTGATGGCATATAATGGTGGTATTGCTGGAACCAAAGCTTTTAAGGCGGGTCGTATTTCTAATCAAGTTACTGCTAAAGGTGGTTCGCAACTGATAAATGGTCAACTTTATTTATCACCTGCCAAAGCTAGGGAAATGCAAAAGTATCCTAATCAGGTTTTGAAGTATCAAGCTGGAGCAAATGGGTCGACAAAAATTGATCAATCTATGGGTATGCCTTCAACTGAAGATTTGCTCAAATGGAAAAATGATGCAATTCAAGCGGCTAAAGTTATCCAGGATGCTCAAGATGCATTCGAAAAGCAACTAGCATCACCATTAAAGAAAATGGATATTGAAAATGCTGAAACAGTTAAAAAGCTTCAAGAGACTTATGCTGATAATCCTGTCAAGCTCAAAGAAATGCTTGATAAAAATGATGTTTTGTTTAAAGCCGCTCGTAATAAATTTATTCTCGATGGAAAAGCTGAATATGATCAATATTTCAATTTTGAAAAAGATCGGATTACTCAGATTACAGAGAGTTATGAAAGACAGAAGGAGTATCTAAAAACTGATACAAATCTAAAAGATCCTGAACGTAAGCAGATTTCAGATGCTTTGGAGAGGGAGAAACAAAAGGAAATTTCTGCTGTACGTCGTGAACAAGATGCCCAAGTTCAAGCAGCGATTGAAGCATATCTTACTGAAACTGATGTTGTAGTTCTACGTTATCAGCGGGAGCGAGAGGAGATTTTAGCGAATGGTGAATTGTTAGATGAAAATCGGCAAAAACTATTACAAGCCAATCAAATGGGAGTTGATAGTGTTCTTCTGAAAAATAGTCAAAAGATAGATGATATGTCATATCAAAGCCTTGATTATGTTTATAGAAGAAATCAACCAAATAAAGCCGCATGGACTGATTTGGAGAACCAATATTATGGTCAACAGGGGGCTTTGAATAAGGCTTATTCAGAACAGCGTGGAGGGATTTTTTCTGCTGTTGATGATGAGAATGAGCGTAACTCGCAGTTATTGGCAGCACATGAGCAATATTTACAAGCTAAAGCAGCTTTAGATGATGAATATTCTCAAAAGGAAAGTGATTTGATTAAGAGCCAGCATGAGAATCAACTTTCAATTTGGGGGAATTTATTGGGTCAGGCGCAGAATACTTTTTCGCAACTCACTCAAGCTGTCAAAGACGCCAATGGAGAACAATCGGCATCTTTTAAAGTTATGTTCCTTGCTCAACAGTCATTTGCAATGGGTTCTGCGTACATTTCAGCGGTACTAGCAGCTTCCCAAGTAGCAGCTGATGCTACGATTCCATTCTTTGGAGCAAAGGTTTCTGCTTCGAAAGCTATGTTAGCAATGGGGATGATGAATGTTGGATTGATTGCATCTCAAGCATTGGCTGGTATGGCGCATAACGGTATCGACAATATTCCGCGGGAAGGTACTTGGCTTTTGGATGGCGGTGAGCGTGTATTAAATCCTCAACAAAATAAGGATTTAACTAACTATCTTAATCAGCGTCAAAGTGCAGGGAGTGGCGTCAATGTCGTTATTAATAATTACGGCAATGACAAGGTGCAAACTTCTCAAGATGTAGATGGTAATTTGATAGTGACCATTGGTAAGATGGTGGATCAAAGAATTGATGCTGGTGTTGATAAAGGTATCTTAAGGAATCTTCGTCAAGGGTATCCATTGGCTAACGCAATAAGAGGAAAATAAATGAGTGCTAATGAATTAGAAACTGCAATTGAGACGCTTGTTGACTATATAGCAAGTAGTGATGATGCTACACAATTACTAGTGGGCAACTTGGTTGCTTTTTTAATTGAAAAAAAGGTAATTGATATTAACGAGTATGTTGAGTATACGGAAAATTCTAAAGGTAGGATTTTATCAAGCATTAATGATGACCCAAGTGGTAAGAAGTCAAAAGCTGTTGAAAATATATTTGATTGGCATGTTAGAGGCTTCAAAAATCTTAATGAGTAGTTTTAACCAAACCACCTTCGGGTGGTTTTTTAATGGATAAGTTTTATGAGCAACCGTAAATTCACCTACTGTCCAAATTTAGATGGAAGCTCTCAATCTAATAATTTCAGGGTTTTAACCAGTAAATTTGGTGATGGCTATGAACAAAATGTATCCGTTGGAATTAACAATAAATCTGGGGTTTGGCAATTTGCTAAAACTGGAAAAGAGGCTTTAATTCGAGAGATTAAAGCCTTTTTTGATGACCATAAAGGCGCTGATTCTTTTCTGTGGGACGATCCAATGGATGGAGAGGTTCGAGTTAAAGCGGGTGAATATCAAATCACCAGTTTGGGCGCTGGCATGTGGCAAATCTCCACCACATTCACCCAAGTTTTTTACCCTTAAATTAAATATTCAAAAGCCGCCGAAAGGCGGTTTTTTATTGCGAGAAAATTATGTCTAAGCAAGTTATCAATTTGGGCGCATCTGCCAATGATGGAACGGGTGATCCTGCGCGTTCAGCTTTCACAAAAACTAACGCCAACTTTAGTGAAATTTATCAATATTTAGGTGATGGATCGACACTTAATAAACTTGGAACTGCGGCTTCAAAAAATACTGGTACCAGTGCTGGTAATGTGATGGAGGTTGGCGCTTTTGGGCTAGGGAATGGAATTGTTGCTGGTATAGAAATGGCACGAATAGGAGTGTTTGGACCCGCTGATGTTTTATCAAATCTAGTGAATGAAAACAAAGCTAACGATAAATCTTATTACTTTGTCAGAAATGGTGCAGTGCCTGATGTATTTCCTGATAATTATGGAAGTCTTTTTGGTTTTATTTGTTCAGATAATACTTATTTGTACTCATGGCAATTTTTTACAGGGTATTCGTTGGGATCAATATATTGGCGACGAGCAATTAGTGCAGGGTCTTGGTCACCATGGGCGAAAATTTTGAATGATAAAATCACAACTACAGATTCAAATGGTTTTATCAAAGCAGCTTCACCAGTTGTTAAACTCTTTGCTGAAAAAATTGAACCCAATGAAGAGGTATTAGAGCAAGAACCAGTTTTTGAAAAGGTGAATGTCGGTCACTATCTGTTGAAAAATACAGAAGGTTTTTCCGATGATGGCTGGTATATCGAAATGCCAAAGGATGCAAACGGTAATGTGCTGGTCGCAGTGCAGTATCAGCAATTGGAAGATAACACCATTGAACTCAAAACCTTTGCTAAAAAGTTTGATGAGGAAACGGGTGATATTCTCCCTAATCTTGAAAAACCTCGTGATATTCCAGTGGGTCGTTGGATCGACATTCGATTAAAAGCATTACCGCAACCTCAAGTTGAAACCTCAAATACACCACCTGATTTTCAACCAACAAACTTGGCTCAGGCTGTTGCGGAGGCGTTAAAAAATGACACTGAATAGTGATTTTCAAAAGCTATATGCTGATGGAATCGTCACACTATTTGAGCTGGATGCAAGCCATTTGGGTGCTGGTATTCTGCGATTTCATGGACATATTTCTTTTCAAGATTGGGAGAAAATATATGTATCAGCAGGACAGACCAGCTGGCTTGCTGATACAACATTAATCAGTGCAGATAAGGTTTTTGATGTCGGTACAGAGAAAGTTTGGCAGCGCAATATCATTTGGCAAGGTCAATCATTTTCTGCAATGTCTATTCAAGCCACTGGATTGGAAATGAACTCATCTGGTAAAGCATCAAGTCCAACATTATCAATGGGGAACAATATTGATGGGTTACAAAATGCAGTATCAGCCTATTGTTTGCAGTTCAATGATTTTGCAGGTGCGAAACTAACGATCATTGAAACCTTGGCTAAATATCTTGATGCGGAAAATTTTAGCCAGGGTAATCCAACAGCATCGAATGAAGCTGAAAAGCAACTCTGGTTTATTGAACAAAAAACCTCTGAAAACATGGAGCAAGTGACCTTTGAATTGTCGAATCCAATCGACTTCGAGGGTCAGCGAATTCCAATGCGCCAAATCAGTAGCCAATGTCATTGGTGCATGATGGGGGATTACCGTGGTGAAGAATGCGGTTATACCGGTGCAGCCATGTTTACAGAAAAAAATGAACCTACAGACAATCCTGCATTGGATAAATGTGGTGGTCGTTTAAGTTCCTGCAAAATTCGAAAAAATGAAGGCAGTTTTGGTGGTCAACCAGCAGCCAACATGATTGGGTGATTTATGAAATTATCAGCAAAACTTAAAAAAGAGATCCATTTGCATGCCGCTGAAATGTATCCAGTCGAATGTTGCGGTGTGATTGTCAACAATTCTTATATTCGTTGCACAAACATTTCAGCGTACCAGGATCAATTTGAAATTGATCCTGTGGACCTTGCGCACGCTGAAGATGTAGGAGAAATTCAGGCTTATGTACATTCTCATCCGAATGATTCGGCAAAAGCATCTGAGTTTGATTTAATTCAAATTGAATTGCATAAAAAACCTTGGGTGATATGTGCTTATCCTGATATTGAATTTCAGTTGTATCAACCTAGCGGCTACCAAGTCCCTTTGATCGGACGAAATTATCATCATGGTTGGCAAGATTGTTATTCACTTGTTCGGGATTTTTATCAGCGTGAATACAATATAGCATTGCCTGATTTTGAGCGCCTAGATCGTTGGTGGGAATCTGCTGAAAATGCTTCATTGTATTTGGATAATTTCACTAAAGCAGGTTTTAGCGAAGTCACTGATTTGCAATATGGTGACGTCATGTTATGTCGAGTAGGACGAACTGAACATGTAAATCATGCGGTGATTTGGCTAGGGGATAATGGTGCATTGAAATCAGAGCAAACAGAGCCTTGCGTTGGGTCTACATTGATTTTACATCATCCATATAATCGAAAATCAGTGCGAGAAGTGTTTGGCCAGCAATGGCAAGAGCGTGTTGCCGTCACAGTGAGACATAGAGATGTTAAAAACGATTAAGCTCTACGGTGTGCTAGGTCAAAAGTTTGGTCATCAATTTAAACTTGATGTTGCAAGTCCACGTGAAGCAATACGAGCTTTATCTGCCCAGATTGATGGATTTGAAAACTTTATGCTTGGTGCACATGAACGTGGTTTAGCTTTTGCGATTTTTACAGATCGTAAAGCCAAACAGCGTGGCAAGAAAAAAGCAGCATGTTTTGATGCATCCAGTGGGAGAATAATATTGGGTCATAATATCAGCGAAACTGAACTGGATATGACCACTGATACCAGTGAAATTCAGATTGTCCCACGTGTGATGGGTGCAGGTGGAGACAATGGAGCTTTGCAGCTAGTGCTTGGAGTGGTAATGGTTGTTGCTGCATTTTACACAGGTGGAGCTTCAATGGCGGCTTGGGGCGCAACATCGACAACATTATTTAGTGCTGGTGTTGGTATGTTGATTGGTGGTGTTGCGCAAATGATGGTACCTAGCGTTGATCCGAATGCCAATCAAAACCAAGACGGCAATCGAGCCAACTATGGTTTTGGCGGTGCAGTAACGACAATTGCCCAGGGTAATCCTGTTCCTGTATTGCGTGGTAAACGCGAGATCGGTGGATTCATTGTGTCGGCAGGGCAATATCCTGAAGACATGATGTAAATAGAGTTGAGTCCTGGCGCATTAAGCGCCTTTTTTTATGCTTGAGGAATTTATGACGAATACAATTAAGGGCGCAAAAGCTGGGGCACAACAGCCACGTCAGCCAGTGATTGATCTTGACTCAGCACAATCAAAAACTTTTATAAAAATCCTTTATGGTTTGTCTGAGGGGACAATTAAAGGATTATCCAAAGGTTATCAATCTATTTTTTTAGATGACACACCATTACAAGATGCAAATGGCAACTGGAATTTTGAAAATGTCAATGTTGATTTCAGAGAAGGTACAAATGATCAAACTTATATTGAAGGTTTTCCAGACATTTCATCTGAAACAGCGATTGGCGTAGAGTTAAAGTCTGAAACGCCTTGGGTGAAAGCATTCAATAATACAGAGCTTGATGCGGTTCGTTTACGCTTGCGTTGGGGACCATTACGCCAACAGAATGAAAGCAATGGTGATGTGAATGGATATACCATTCGTTATGCGGTCGATGTGCAAACTGATGGCGGTACGTGGACAGAAGTTTTAAATACTCAAATTTCTGATAAAACCTCAGCAAACTATGAACGTTCTCATCGTATTGAGTTGCCAAAAGCGGATTCAGGTTGGCAAGTGCGAATCCGTCGTTTGACACCGAATACCAGCTCAGAATTTATCAGCGATAAAATGTATGTGCAGGCAGTCACTGAAGTGATTGACGCAAAGCTACGTTATCCAAATACCGCTTTACTTGGTCTGCGATATGATGCACAAACATTTTCAAATGTCGCAAAAATCGCAGTGGAATGTGAGGGTGTAGAAATCCTAGTACCAAGCAACTATAACCCTGAAACACGTGTTTATACGGGATTATGGGATGGTACTTTTAAACGAGCTTATAGCAATAATCCAGCTTGGCATTTTTATGATGCATGTACTGCGAAACGTTACGCTTTGGGTAATCGCATCAATTCTTCAATGATTGATAAGTGGTCTATATATCGCTTGGGTCAATACTGTGATCAACTTGTGCCCGATGGTAAAGGTGGACAAGAACCACGATTCACTTTGAATGTCTATGAACAATCTCAGGATGATGCCTGGTCTGTTTTATCAAAAATGGCGGGCGCATTTAGAGCTTACGTGTATTGGGATGGTCAATCGATTGTTTGTGATGCTGATATTCCTCAAGACACGGTTTATACATTCACAAGTGCCAATGTCATTGATGGGCGTTTTGAATATTCAGGCACACGTGCACGTGATCGACATACCATTGCCAAAGTGGCTTATGACAATCCTGAAAATCGCTATAAAACTGAATATGAAATTGTGCGTGATGAAGCTGCGATTGCTAAATATGGTATTCGTATTTTAGATATTTCTGCATATGGTTGCACTTCAGTGGGTCAAGCGCAGCGCGCAGGAAATTGGGCATTAAAAACCGAACAGTTTGAAACTCGGACTGTGACTTTTAAAGTTGGTCTAGATGGGTTTATTCCACGCCCTGGAAAAGTGATTGAAATTGCTGATCCAATCTTTGCGGGACGTGCCAACGGTGGACGTATTTCTTCAGTGAGTTCTGATTTAAAAAGCATCACTGTAGATCGTGATGAAGTGGTCTGTCGGGCTGGTGATCGTCTTGTAGTAAATGGTGAAGATGGCAAAGCACAAGCGCGAATTGTTCAGTCAAAAAATGGCAGAGTAATTACTGTTGTGTCTGCGTTCGATTCTGTTGTAGCACAGAACGTGTGGGTTGTTGATGCTCAAGACTTGGCAACAATGAAGTTTAGAGTGGTATCAATCACACGTGATGATACGCATCAATTCACAATAACAGGTTTGCAATACAATCCAGCAAAGTTTGATGCAATTGACCAAGGCACATTTATTGATGATCGTCCGATCTCAATCATTAATCCAAATATTCAATCGCCTGTTGAATCAGTTTTAGTTTCTTCAGATGACATGGTGCAACAAGGATTAACGGTTGCCACGATGTTAATCTCCTGGCCACAAGCAACCAGTGCTGTAAAGTATTTGGTGGAGTGGCGCAAAGATGATGGCTCTTGGATCAAGATGCCCATTACAGGAAATAATTCTGTTGAAGTTCAAGGCATTTATTCAGGGAATTATCAAGCGAAAGTCACAGCGATTAATGCGTTTGAAGTGGCATCATTGCCAACATTCTCAATCATTACAGAGCTGAAAGGGAAGCAAGGTACACCACCTGCATTGGCGTTTATCAATGCAACGGGAATCTTATTTGGTATCAAGTTGGATTGGGGCTTTCCTGCTGTTGGTGCATTGGATACAGCTTATACGGAAATCCAAGTTTCACCAGATGGCATAAGTAATATTGCTCAATTGGGATTATTTGCTTATCCGACTAGTACGCATACATTGCAAGGATTACAGCCAAATCTAAAGCAATATTATCGAGGTCGTTTAATTGACCGAATTGGAAATATTGGTCCTTGGTCAGATTGGGCTAATGCAACAACTTCAGCCGATGCTTCAGCAGTTCTCGAAGTGCTTTCAGGCAAGATTACTGAATCGCAACTCCATCAAGATCTGCAAGAAAAAATTGACAAGATTGATGAAATGGGAGGTGATATTGGTGATCTTGTTCAAGCGATTCAAAATGCTGAAAATGGAATTACTCAGGAACGTAACGAGCGAATTGCTGGAGACAATCAAGTCTTAAATGAGTTGACGATCTACAAGTTAAGCAATGATCAGAAAGTAGCTGCTGTGGTTGAAGAAGTTGATGTATTGATCGATGGTCAACAAACACTTGCTACTAAAATTGATGGAGTCTATGCAAAAACAACACCTTTGACGGCTGATCAAACAGATTGGACAGCGGATAGTTCGAGTAATCAAGCTTCCAGCTGGTCTATTCAGTCGGCGCAAATTGATGGTGATAATGCAATTGCTAAACGGGTTGATTTGGTTCAAACAACTGTAGGCAAAAACACGGCATCAATCGAGGAGGTTACACAATCTGTTAATGGGCTGTATGCGCAAAAATTTATCAAGCTCGATGTAAATGGGAAAATTGCAGGTTGGGGCGGTGCAAATGATGGTGTTGAATCTCAATTCATTTTGAATTTTGATTCATTCGCAATTGGTAGCGGAAATAGCGTAGGTTATTACCCATTTATATTTCGAACCACACCATTTACTGATCCATTAACTGGAACGGTTTTCCCTGTTTCCGCTTATATGAAAGCTGCAATGTTTGATTACCAATCAGTGAATACTTCTCACATTGTTGATTTGTCTGTAAAAACAGCCAAGATTGATTCTTTGGCTGTGACTACTGCCAAAATTGACAATTTAGCTGTGACAGAAGGGAAAATAGCAAACCTTGCTGTAGATACACTGAAGATCAAAGACAATGCTGTGACAGTACCTGTTTCGGCATTTGCTGAAGCGAATCTGACCATTGGTACGAGTTATACGACTGTTCAAACTTTGGCTGTACCAGTAGATATGGGGCATACGATTTTAACTTTCGGGTCTGTATTTAGCTTTGTAGGTTATACGTCTAGTCAGCGGTTATTGTGTCGTGTACTGAAGAATGGTTCAGTTGTTTTTGAAGATTTGGAGGTGCATTTTATTGATTATGCTTCTGTGGGTTCAACGACTCAAAACAGTGGACAACACAACCATGGAATAACCGTCAATGTTAGTGGCTCAATGACCGATTCAGGAAACCATTCACATACATATTCTGGTAATACACAAAGTGCGACAGCTGGAACCATTTCGGGGTCTTCACATAATCATGGCTATAACGGATCGACCAATACAACTGGTTCACATAGTCATAATTTAAGTCTGTCTGGCAGTGCATCAATGGGGCTAGACGGTATTCACAATCACAATGTTGAGATCAGAGGAAGTGCTCGAAGTGCAGGAACTCTTAATATTTCTCGACATGATTCAACTTTAATTGCTGGAACTTTTGAGCTTCAATTGCGCTCGGATTCTGGCGGCAATGTGAATGTATCACAGCGTTATATTCACGCAATGACGATGAGGAAATAATGGCATATTTTGCGGTTTATTGTGTTGAAACAGGTGTCATTTTAAACGTTGTTGAATGCCCTGAATTTTTAAAGCAAAGAATACATCTTGATCAGTGTCAGGATGTATTACAAATAGGGGATCAGATAGAGCAACAGCGCTATCTGGTCAAAAATCAGCAGCTGGTAGAAAACCAATATTATTTGAATTGAAAGCACCTTAATCGGTGCTTTTTTATTATCTGGAGAAATCGGTCATGGCAGAACCAGCAACATCAAGCACAGCATCATTCGGTTTAGCAACAAATTTAGCAGGGGGATCAATGGTTATATATGGGGGATTATCTACAACCGAATGGATGGCTGTTTTGGGTGGAATCTGTGCTGTAGTTGGATTAATTATTCAGCTTTGGGCAGCTTATCGTAAAGATCAGCGTGATCAGCAATTACACAATAAACGTATGCATGAGAAAGATTATGAACAAGACTAAATATATAGTAGTAGGTCTGGCAGCTTCAGCTGCTTTTTTTACGTCATTAATTAAGTATGAGGGCTATGAGCCAAAGCCATATTTAGACAGTGCAAAAGTCGCAACTATAGGTATTGGTTCAACTCAGTACGAAAACGGCACAAAAGTCAAAATGACTGACAAGCCCATTACCAAAGAGCGTGCTGTTCAAATTGCAAAGTCTCATATCGCTAAAGATGAAGTTGCTTTCCGTAAGTCTTTGCAAGGCGTGAAGCTTACTCAGACTGAATACGATGTGTACTTAGACTTTGTATACAACTACGGACAAGCAAATTGGAATGGCTCATCAATGCTTCGTAATCTCAAAGCAGGGCAGTATAAGCAAGCCTGTGCTTCATTACTGAAATACAAATACGTTGCAAAGCGTGATTGTAGTATTAGATCTAATGGTTGTTATGGCGTTTGGACCAGACAACAAGATCGCTATTCAAAGTGTATGGAGGTGCAGTGATGCCAATAGCTGAAATTGTATGGAAGTATAAAAAATGGATCGCAATTGCGGTCTTTATTTTTTTATACCTGATGCAAATTGCATATACAAATCATCTAAGTAGAAAACTTCAAGTTGCTGAAGATAAATGCTCAGCTAAGATTCAAAAACTTAAAGATGATCAGCAAAAGGCATTGATCGAAAAACAAAACAATATAAACAAAGTGAGCGCAGATTATGAGCAACTTAAATCAGAACAACGTGTCAAAGTCGAAACAGTTACACGTGAAGTGCAAAAGATCATTGAGCGTCCTGTATATAACAACGTTTGTATTGATGATGACGGCTTGCGCAACATCAACTCACTTATCCCCGACGATTCCAGCTAATCTGATTATACCTTGCCCTAAACTCCTAAAACTTGAGTCAGGGCATGGCAAAGAAATTACGCTTTGGATTATTGATACAGTTGGTAAATACAATGAGTGTAGCGCTTTGAATGATGCGAAGAATAAAGCCCTCTGAGTGAGGGCAAATTTTCAGAAAAAAATAAGATTAGCCTATTCTTGTCTAAAATTTTTTCGAATACTTTTGATATAGTTAAATTGAGTGTTTGCTTTAGGTTTAGTTATATATTTATGTGCTATAGATATTCCACATGTTGCCATACCAGCAAGCATTGGGGTGAATGCATATAATTGTGGAGCAGTATATAATGCACCATATGTTATACCAGACATTGTTGCGGTGTAACCAGTAATTTCCAAAAAATCTTTTTTAACAATATTTCTCAAACTATCGTAAAAAACTTTTATCTTATTTTCTTTCATTAATCTATCTATATCTGACAAGCTTTTCTTGATTTTCTCTATTTCTAAGTATTTTTTTCGCTCATATGTATTTGAATTGCAGATATCAATTATAAGCCCTTCAAAATATTCTCTGAATTCTATTAAGCTTTCATTTCTTTTTTCTTTAAACTCTAAGATATGGTCTAAAGGGGTACTCGCTGATGGAACAGGGAGTAATTGATATAGCTCAATTTCTAAAGATATATCTTTACCATAAGCCAAATATTTGTCATTTCCATCTGTAAATGAGTTGTTTAGGACTGACCAATAGGCAGGATTTTCTCTGATTTTAGCATTAATTGATTCATCTTCAGAAGCCTGAATAAAATTGGACATCCCTTTATTTCCAACAATCATTCCAGTTAAAGGTGTGTTTAGTTCAATGGCTTTATTTAATTTTTTTAATTCTTCAATTTCAGTATTGGATTGATATAATAAATTATTGGTTACGTATGCTATCTCGTCCCAATAAGTCAAAGCTTTACGCAATTCTTTTTTATCTACTCCTGAAAAACTAATCCCTCCATTAGGAATGAATTCTTTAGGGGACGTAATTATTATACCTTTTTTCATAACTTTTCTAATCAAATTACCATTAATGATCTAATCATACTTAGTTATAATACAAATTTTCAAATATTTAATTAAGATATATCGTAATTTTGGTATTTAATTCTTATTTTCATTCAGTTATAGTCAACAACCACCCTAACTAAAATAATTCTGCTTCAATTTCTCTCTGCTCATGCTCTAAATTCTTTCTTTGAATAGACATGGTTCTCTGATTGAGGGTTTTAATAAATAAAAAGATTTAATCCTTGCCACATTTTTTGCCACACATATTTGAAATCTAGTGATAGACTATCAAGCTTAAAAGTTTTAAGTTGTTGATTTAAAAAGTCTTGAATCTTATATGACTTTATTAATTATTACATAAGCGGGTTCAACTCCCGCGATCCTAACTAGGTTTAATTGTGTTATGCCATTTAATTTGCATATAAATAATAAAAGAAAGGTTTAAAAGATATGAATTCTTTAAAACCTTTAATACTGTATTTACATTTTATGATCTGGCTGCATCTCTTCTCGTAATAGCCTCTCTTGCACCTTCAGGAGTTGATTTATAAATTTCTTCTATCTCTCGTGGTTCTGTAATGGTTTTTTTAACAATGAAATTAATCAAATCGAATATTTTTGCAGCAATATAATCTATGTCATCATCATTCATGATACCAGGATGGACTGCATTATTTCCTGTAATCCTTACAGTATCTGCTGCTTGTTGCACAGCTGCATTTAATTTGCCTTGTGCAACAAGCGATTTGATATCTTCGTTGATATTATTGCCAGGTTCGCCTAGGTGTTTCAATAATTTTTGTAGAGCAAGTCTTAGTAAGGCAGCTGATGCTTTTGGGGATTTATGAAATACTGACTTTGCTTCTTCGAAATCAGCTTTTACATCGTCGGGCATATCTTTTTCTGGAGTAACAGAGACAGAAACATCTGGGTATATCATGTGCGTTTCAACAATTTCACTAGTTAGATCATTAAGTTGAGATCGCCATAAAGATTCTCGCTTACATTTAGCGCATGACGCTGTATGAACTAAATAGTTGCCAAGCACAACAATTCTGCGAACCCATCCCATATGTGCATAAGCATTACAAATAGGACAATTAAAAGCTTCTAATTTGAATTCAGGTTGAACAATGTCCATGGATAATTCCTTAAAGTTAGATAAATTTAAATATTTGTAAAGTTACTATGTTATTGAGTTTGATTAGATCTTTTCAAGAGAGATGAATAAGAAATTATTGATTTAAGGTTTTTGGAGTTTAAAATTCACTCTAATTGGCTATTTATTTCTTCAATTAATATATCTCTTTGTTTCTCTAGGGATCGTACTAATTGATCTGCCATATTTGCGTTTGAATTACCGCCTTTAGAAGATGCCCATACATCTCTCTCTCTTCTTGCATTGTGTAATTTTATTTCAATTTGCTCGAGTTTTGTTTCTAAATTTTGACTCAT